ATCAGTTGGGCAAGTCGTTCGGCGTGGGCAAGGTTTGGTGCGGTCGGTTCGAGTGGGAGGGTTTCTCGCTCGCGCATGCCGTCTTGTATCCACCAGATTCGAATCGATTTTTTCAGTGGCTCGATACCCGCCATGTGATGTCTCCGTAAGCTTTGTAAAAGACGAATTAAAGGAGTGGCAGCCTCTGGGTGGAAGATGCCAATTGACGCCTATTCGGTGTCTGTAAATTGGGTGTGTTAATCCGCTAACCTAACGGGGCGGGTGATCCGTTGCACCGTTAGGCTTGTCGAAGATCCAGCATTTGATGCTCATGCCTTTGCCGGTGGTGGGGCTGTTGCGGTGTGGGCTGCTGACTGCGCGGTTTTTGTCGCGGAAGGTGTAGGATTTACTGGTCAAGAGCAGTTGTTTCATGATGTTGAGTTCGGGTAGCTGTTGGCGGCACTCGGCTGCCCACTTGTAGAATTCGTTCAGGTTGATGGCGACGGTTGGGCAGTGGTCTGGGTGATGGTTGATGGCGATGTCGCGGGCATTGGCCATGTAGTCGTAGACTTCCCAGAATTTCTCGATATCTGGATGGTCGCCACTCAGTTGGGTGATGCGCTGGCGGGCTATGGCCTTCAGATAGGTGTGCGCATCGATGACATGTTCCAGGTCGATGTGGCCATCGAGGACGTGCTTGGCAATTGCATCGATCATGGCGGCAATCTGGGCATGACATAACGCGATACGGGTGTGGGTGATCTCCTCATCGTGGTACTCGGCTTCGTAGCGTTGTAGCTCGGCTTTGTAGGTGTCGAGGATCTCGGTTTCTTTTTTCAGGCAGTGGGTCATGTAACTGCATGCGGTTTCGAGAGGCAGTTGGTCGAGCTTGTCCACCAGTCGCTTGGTCTGTAGCGTTTGCCCAGCACGGTCAAAATACAGGTGCATGGTACGGGTCAGCATCGCTTCAGACGCTTGGATCGGGGTGTTCTGGCTAAACATCAGAGCAGCGCGAAACGGTGGCTCGCGGGTGTCGTTGCTGTTGTTTTTGTTACCCATCGAGCGTACTGAGCGACCATTAAAGGCATCTTTGAATTCGTCGAAGGAGATCTTCGGCTTACCTGCACCGGCCACGTCGTTGCGGTCGCCCTCGATCATGACGATGGGCAGATTTGAAACTTGGCTCAGGTTGCGATAGATACCGACTGGCGTGGCTTTGTTGGCATCGAAGCCTTCATATTTGTCACGGCCAGACAGCTTCCATAAAAACTCGATCATGCGTGACTTACCTGCACCGGCTTCACCGACCACCTCCATAAATGGATAGCTGCCATGCATGGCGCGAATCTGTTCGGCAAAGTAGCTGCCTGTCCACCATGCCAATACGATCAAACCTTTCACGCCGCGAATGCGCCAGAAGTCACCGTACCAATTCGGGTCAAATTTGGCGGTCGGGTTGAGGTGGATTTCAGGCTTAAGCGCGAGGGTTTTTACCTCAGTTCTGCCAATCTTGAAGTAGTCGTACTGGTTGATCTCAACCATGCGACCACTGGCGATGGCGTGTTTGTTAAAAATATAGGCGTTGTGTTCGCTGCTATAGCCGATGAAATCGATGGTTTTGACTTCACGGATGCCTTCGTTTTGGCGTTTGATTAGGCGTTCGAGGATGTCGTCGTTGCCTGTCCACATCACACCATGACCACTGGCCATGATGCGCGGCTTGAATTTGGCGCGGCTGGACAGTTGGTCAGGAGTAAAGGTGATATTGGTGTCTCCCCATTCCGATTGGATCTGGTAATAAAAGGCAGATTCGTCGGTGGCGATGTTGCGTTGGAAATACAGTGGCTTGAGGACGGCGTTGCAGATCTCACGGATGCCAGAATTATTCAGCAGGGCTTGCTGCCGATTGTCTTCTTTACTGCGGTCGGGAAATGCTTCGGCGAGGCTGTTGACCGCTTTGTTGAATTTGTCCATGTCGAGTTCAAACCAGTAGGTGCGCTGGCGGTGGGTAAAGTCAAAGCAGCGCATCCGGCCATCGCAGTGGTTATAAATCAGCAATCCAGCTTCAGCAGCGTTGGGTGCGGTGTGTAGCTTGCCGTAATACAAGTACTGTTCGATGTCGCTGGGCTGCAGTTTGTTCTTGCCGGTATCCATTCGGCAGTCTTCGTGCAGGTCATTCCAGTCGATTTTGCCCATTGCCTTGCTGGGCGGCAGCGCGGCACTGCTTTTCCAGCCATCGGCCAGAGCGCGGTGGTGATTTTTGTCGATGCCCTTACGTCCGGCCGGATCATTATCAAATGCCCAGATCAGTTCTGGCAGCGGCAGGTTATTGGCTTCGCAGGTGGCTTTGAGTTCAGCCAGTGCAAGGTCTGGGTAGTTTCCAGAGGACATGGCACTCACGGCTGGGATGCCGTTTTGATTCAGTGCGATGGCGTTAAAAATGCCTTCAGTGATCCAGAGGGTACGCAGGCTGGTGAGATCCAGCTTGGGGTAAACCCACCACAGGCCATTCGATTTTGCGCCATAACTGAAGCGAGCCTTGTCACCGCCAAAGCGTTCTGGCCGGTCAATCAGGCGTTCCCAGTGGATAGTATTGGTCAGTTGAAAGCGCACAGTCGCACTGGTGAGATCACCTTTGCGGAAGGTCTCTTGGCTGTAGTGGCCTTTGAGTGGTGCAAGGTCAAAACCACGTCCGTCGCTGAGGTAGGCATCTGCTGCGGCGTTTGGGTTGGTTTCGGTCTGTGGGTAATGTTCAGACCATGACTTAAACATGTCGTCGAACAGGTCGCGCACGTGGGCGCTGTAGCCGCATTTATTCAAACGGCCACAGTAGACCACACGCGGATTTTCGGCATATGCCCACAGTTCTTTTTTACCACAGGCTGGGCAGAGTCCTTCACGCAGGTATTCGCCACGATCTTTAAAATGAAATTCGGCATCCAGCCGTTGCCGGATGCGATACGACAGGTCTGACATACAGGCTTACTCAATGATGGCTGTTGCGGTGAGTTCTGGGACGAGTCGGACGATGTCGGCTGGGCTGAAGGTGATGCGGTGGCCGTTGTAGCGGACGACCAGCTGGTGGCCAGTGCTATGGTCGATGTCGATGGTTGCGCCGGATTGCTTGCTGTCGAGATAGCATATGGCTTCGGCGATTTCGCTGCGGCTGTAGACTTCTTGCTGGGCAAGGTCACGCACCAGTTGGTGTTTTTCACCGCAGACGGCGGGCTGGCTGAGTAACTGCAAGTGGTCGCTGACCAGTTGCAGCAGGAGGGTGTTGCGTGGGGTGTAGGTCATGATCGTGGTCTCTGGCGTTGGTGGCTCACCGATTAGTAGGTGAGCTCAGTCTGGGTGGCAGCTTGGCTCTGGGTGATTTCAGGCACGTCGATCAGGCTGCGGTGGAGGATTTTGGTGACTTCGAGGTGGGCATTCACGCTACACAGGCACTTGGGGTTGGAGCAGGTGGCAATCATTTGCTTGAGCATCGGGCTGGGTTGCTTGACACCGTTGACGTGCATGCGGGAGCCACATTTGGGACATTTAATGCCGATGGATTTGCTCATGCCGACTGTCCTTAGTGCTTGATTTTTGTAGGCTGGATGCTGCTGCCGAATCTGGTTTTGACGGATTCGATATGCCGGTCAGCCACTTGTTGTAAATACTGTTCAATGGTGATGTGTAATCCAGCAGCGGCGCGTTGAAGCAACTGCTGCTGGTTGTCATCGAGGTGTACGGTGATGTGCCTATCCATGAATACCGTCCTTTTACAGCGTCTGTTTGTCGTCTGGGTTAGTGGCTGTGATTGTCATAAGCTGTGGCTCTAAGGTGAGATCAGCGAGGGCTTGCTTCAGGGCGAGTTGGCGGATCAGGGTGGCTGGTGAAATGCCGATCAGGTTGGCCAGACTTTGCAGGTAGTCATGCTCGTACTGGTCAAGCCGGACGTTGTAGCGGTGGATGCGGACACGCTTGGGATCAGGATACATGGCATGTTTGCTCCGCTGGATTGGGTTCGGCGGGGTAGTGTTGTTCGATCAGTTCGGCGAGGAGCTGGGACTTGGTGACACCGCGTTCGGCGGCTTTGAGTCTGAGGATGCGGTCGGTGTCGAGGGTGACCCGTGCGGCGATCTGTTTGCGCGGTTGGGGCTTGGTGTTCATGGTCGTGGCCTATTTCAGTGGGCTGTGGTGAACGGTGGTAAACTGTTAGTGGTGAACAGTGTTAGTTAAAAATACCACTCTTTTGAGTGGTATTCAATATCGGATATTGCCTTATGAGTGGTTTTTTCGGTGGTGATCGTGGACTGCGGTTAAAAGAGGAGCGCAAACGGCTGCGCTTGATTCAGGTCAAGGCGGCGGAGCTGGTGGGTGTACGTGAGAATGCGTATATCAACTATGAGAAGCCGGAGGATGATCCGAAGCGACGTGAGCCAAATCTGGCGCAACTGGCGGCATTGGCGGCGGTGGGTGTGGATGCCTTGTATGTGGTGACGGGGCAACGCAGTAGCTTGTCTGCGTTGCCGGATCTGGAGCAGGAGGTGGTGGGTCTGCTGCGCCAGATCGCGCCGGATCAGCGAGAGGGATTTATGTTGTTGGCTCGGACGTATGCGACTGCGCATGGCGGGCAATGACTGCGGCGTGAATCTGCTCGAGGTCGGCATTTAGGCTGGCAAGGGTGTGGCTGAGCTGCTCGCCGCTTAAGGTCAGCTGTTCGGCATGGCTACAGCACTCTTGAATCAGGCCGATGCGTTGGATCACGCTATGCAGTTGGTACAGTTCGTTTTCAGTGATGTTGAGCATCTGTTTTCCTCCCTTCGGTGTTTGAGAATCCCCGATGGATGAGGTCGCTAAGCGCATGGTGAAGCTGCCAACTGTGCGGAGTATTCTGCATGACGAGTAGGGCTTGCACTGCACTGATGGTCAGTCGAATGTCATTTCGATTCGGCGCTAGATGATAGTCAATCTCATTTCTGAGTGGGCTGTTTTGAATAGACAAGATCCAGTCTGCATGATTCGTTTGGTCACTGAGTAGCCGTTTGAGCTGGCTTGCCCAGACCATGATGCGGCGTTTGCCGTCGATGGGGTGACGGTGGAAGCTGCGCTGCCAGAGGCCGTCGATGTGTTCGATGCTGTGGCTCATGCGGCTGCTCCCATGCGGATGTCGATGGGCTGTGCGGTGGTTTTGGGGCGTGGTAAGCCAAGCTGTGCTGGGGTGTGCCAGTGGCCGTCTAGTCGGTTGAGGGTGGTCTGGACGACGGTCTTGATCAGGCTACGTTCGATCCAAAACCGTAGGCAGGGGTCGTCAAGGGAAATATCGAGCTTGGCTTGTCGCAGTTGCTGCCAGAGTTTGCGTTGGTCGATGGGAATACTGGCGAGTTGCTCCGCTGTGGGTTCAGGCTTCGTCGGTTGGGTTGTGCCTTCGGTGGTGGGCTGGTCGCTATTCAAATTTTCAAAAATCGGTTTTTCGCTCTTGAAAGATTTCTTAGAGTTCTCTTGTGTATTCTTAGTATAACCATTCCCGCATTTTGCGGTCATCGTTTCCGTCATTTTGCGGGAATCCATTCCCTCATTTTGAGGTGAGCATTCCTGCATTTTGCGGGAGTCATTTTCGCATTTTGCGGGTGCGGATAATTGGGGGATGTGGGCGAGTTTTGGGTAGTCGATTCGGTAGTAGTTGGTGCGGTCTGATTTCTTTTTGCCTAAGCGATCGACGAGGATGATGCCGAGTTTTTTGAGCTTGGTGATGGTGCGTTCGACGGTGGCGATGCTCCAGCAGGAGAGTTTGTTGTGCCAGTCTTCGAGGGTGTTGTAGACCCATTTGTGGCCGTTGCGAGTTATGCCTTTATCGGTCTGTTGGCTCATGTAGTGGATCTGCTGAAGGATGATGGCTTCGGCAATACCAAATTCGCTGGCGAGTGAGGGCAGGAGAACGAGAGGGGATTCTGCGGTGAGAAGTCGGGACGTGGCTGACCCGTGAGCGTGTTCGTTCATGGTGGCTTTTCCTGTTGAGAGGCTTACACGCCTACCAGCCACTTCCTAGGGTGGGGTGGTAGACCAAACAGGTCTAGGAAAACCGCCTCAACAGTTGCGGCCAGCCCGAAGGCTGCCTGTTTGATCCACCATAACAATGGTACCAAACATCACGCACAAAAAAGCCGTCAAGCGACGGTGTGCGCTGTCGAGGTTGCAGGTTCCTAGGCCTGACTGACGATTTTGCGTCAGCATTTTTAGATTGCCATGTGTCTGGCGGTATGTCAATCACAGTGTTAATTTGGTAGAGTCGCGCTAACAGTGGTAGGCACTAACAGTGCGACGGTATGGGACGTACACCCGTACTTTTGCCATATTCAACATGGAGCAAGTGGCTTAAAATGAAGATCAATTATTATTGTTATTGCGTGGAAGATATGAGTACTCGACAAAAGTACTTGTTTGATATGAAGCCATTTATTCATGCCATGACAAGTTTACCAAGCTCAAATTTGACCAGCCGAATTACTTACAATGGCGAGCATTTATATATGCTTAAAAGTGATCGGAATTTTTATCTATTTGTGCAAACAAAGAGTAATGAGGTAATTAAAAAAATCCAAAAAATTGCTGGTACAGTCAGTGCGTCCGAAATTGCAGCACTACTTGGTCAGGATGAAAGTATTGGTTTTGCATCCTATATTTATTTTGACCCACATCGGCTAGTGTTTGCATTAGCGGGGCGCTTGTCTTCGCCAAAAGTTACTGCTATGCAGCATTTTTTTGATGCGATTTTTATGTGTCTTGGTTTGCAAAATTATAGATTTGTTGTTGAACCTATGCTGCAATCCACACCAAGAAACGTTGCTCTAAACATGAGATTTTTGGGTAAGACCAGAATGATGTTGAATCAGCAAAGTGTTTTATTTAGTGCAATTGCTGACATGTTTGGTGGAAGTGCTAATAACCGTGAAATCATAGGTGAAATTGAGGTTATCATTAAACCTAAGGCTAGAGAAAATGCTAAAGAGTTTATAGAAAGTGCTATAAATAGTGCAGGCCTAACAGGAATAAATGGTATTATTGTACGAGCCAAAGAGAATCTCGACGATAAATTAAGGGATTTGTATATTGATATGTCTGGTGCAATCTTTGATGAAGCAGCTTCGACCGATGAAGGAGAGGTGTATGCGGCAATGATGTACGGACTAGCTAATAACGAGACTCTCAACGAAAAGGTGGCCAATCATGAGCAGGATACATCCTTCAGTAGAGAAGTCCTTGAAAGGATTAGCCATTTTAACGTTTCCGATAATTGGCCTGTTGGTTGAGATCGTCTATTTTTGCGTTATTCGATTGTATTGTGATCAATGCTCACTAGGCTTGTTTAAAGAAGCTGCAAGCCTGTCTGGTGCTTTGCTCGGATATTCGCTAGGCATGATGGGAATTGTTGCAACTGTAGTGGCCTTGTTTTACGGATTATCCCACGACAGAGCTGGCTACAGAAATTTTTGCAACAAAGGTTATAGTGATGTGTATTCTTGGATCTGGACGGCTGCAATCGTCTTTTTGGCGATGACTGCCTTTACTTCAATTTTATCTTTCTCAAGAGTAACCATTCCACATGTCGGAAATTTTCTGAGGGTTTCGATCTATTTTTTTATGGTTAGTTTTTTACAGTCGATTGTTGCCATTTGGGTTGGCATCATGGTTCTGAAAAACTCTAACAACGCTGTATAAGGCGACCATTTATGAAGCTAAAGTATGGTGTGGTAGTCCTTTTTGTTTTGTCTTCTCTGGCAGCATCAGCCAATAATACCACAACGGCCAACCCCTTCGAGACTGGCTCAACCGCCAGTCCCGAACGTACCACCCAAACCCAACGCCCACAATCACACCAACCCACTGGCGGCTCCAACTGCTCCAACATGCCGCGCACCTGCGGCCAAATGAACAGTTGCGCCCAAGCACAAAAAGCCCTCCAGTGCGGCAATACGCGACTGGATCGGGACAAGGACGGCGTACCGTGTGAATCAATCTGTGGGAGCAACCGATGAGCGAATACATGACATCACTGGGTTTGATCCTGTGCATCTTCGTGCTGCCAGCTGTACTGATCTACAGCTATATCAGACCAGCCAAATTCAACATCCGATCCGATAAAAATCCCACTGGCGGAAACTCAAGGACTGCATTCTCGGCTGGGATGCTGGTGACGTGGCTCGCGTCTGCCGTGCTGGTCTGGCAGTTTTATGAGCCTGTGCTTTCCGAAGAGGAGCGGCTGACCATCGTCCGTGAAGTCGCCGCAGAAATGAATGCTGAGTCAGATGCGAAGGCGATAATCGTCGTGGGTGATGATGGATCGGTAGAGGCAGTGCCTGTTAATTAAGGGAAGTAAAATATGTTCATTAAAGTGAAACGGTGTACCAATTGTTACGCTCCTCTTAGACGACACTGGTGGTACTGCGGTACATGCGATACCGAACGCGCCATTGATTGGAGAAATACCCTGATCGCTTGGGCTGTCATGGCTGCAATATTTGCTTGGCCACTGTGGAAGGCATACGATTTATTTTTTAATGGTGGCTTCGGTCGGCTGATGGGTGTGCCTTCATAGTGCTTGCCTGCTATGATGTAACAGCCTAACACTGTTCACCTGATAGCCGAGAAACCCATGTCCGCTTCGTTAATGCATGCCGACTACATTCGTCGAGAGTTTGCTGCCAAAACACCTGCGGATCGAAAAAGTGCGTTAGGCCAGTTCATGACACCATCGAGTGTCTCGGAGTTTATGGCGGCCTTGTTTGCCAACAAAAAATTCGACCAATATCGTTTGTTAGATGCAGGAGCAGGTGTTGGCTCTTTGAGTTGTGCATTTGCCGACCGTTGCGAAACGAACAGCCTAAACATTCCACTCGACCAGTTGGAAGTCGTTGCCTACGAAAATGACCCCTTGCTGATTGAGCACCTGCGCTGCAACTTATCCTATTACCGCCAGCTTCGTAGCCACGTCCATGTTTCGGATTTTTTGGCCGTCACCCCTGAAGTTAAACCCCAGTTTACACACGCTATCCTCAATCCACCTTATAACAAAATGGCAGCCAAGTCCCCTGAGAGGCTGTTACTTAATTCAATCGGGATTGATGTGCCCAACCTGTACGCAGCTTTTGTTGCGGTCGCGCTGCGCGAGCTTGTGCAGGGTGGTCAACTGGTTGCTCTAATTCCTCGCAGCTTTTGTAATGGCGTGTATTACAAAGCGTTCCGAAAAATCATTCTGCAACAATCCGCCATTCGACACCTGCATCTATTTGAATCCCGTACCAGTGCGTTTAAGGCCGATCGTGTACTGCAGGAAAACATGATCTTGGTACTCGAAAAAGGTGGCGAGCAAAAAGACGTGATCGTGAGTAGCTGCAAAGATGCGACGTTCTCAGACTTAAAACAGCATACACATGCGTTTAACCAGATCGTATTTGATGCTGATGCAGAAAGCTTTATTCATATTCCGACATCGAATGATGAATGCTTAATAGAGCGATCACCCCAAGCTATCTACAGCTTGGATGATCTGGGGATTAAAGTGTCCACGGGTCCTGTGGTGGACTTCAGGGCAACAGAATACCTGCGCCAAATGCCCGTAGCTGATTGCGCACCTTTGCTTTATCCAATTCATTTACATGCGGACAAGGTGACTTGGCCGATTGAAAATGCCAAGAAATGTAATGCGATACTCAAAAACGCGCTGACTGAAAAGTCTATGTACAAAAATGGGTTCTATTGTGCGGTGCGACGCTTTTCTTCTAAAGAGGAGCGGCGGCGCATCATTCCAACCTTAATCAATCCAAGCGATTTTGCTCAGTACGATGATTTAGCATTCGAAAATCATCTGAACGTGTTTCATGCTGGAAAAGTTGGGTTGCCGGAGCTGGTGGCTCGTGGGCTGGTGGTGTATTTAAGTTCGAGTGCGATGGATCAAAGTTTTAGGCGCTTTAATGGACACACACAAGTCAACGTAACGGATCTGAGAAATATGCGTTATCCGAGTCTAGATATTCTAAATGAGCTTGGGCAGTGGTCGATGCAGCAAGATAAATTTGATCAGGTAGCTGTTGATAAGAAAATGGAGAGTGTGCTGTGAGTGAGTCAGAATTAGACGTATTACATCCACATGTCAAATCCGCGATCAGTATTCTGGCTGCTTTGGGATTTCCTGCTGCACAGCAAAACGAACGTTCAGCACTAACTTTACTCGCGCTGATCAATCTCACACCCGATAAAAAATGGTCGGAGCTTGAGCGACCTTTAATGGGGGTCACTCCAATCATGGATTGGATGAGTCTACACTACCAAAAAGCCTATGCACCCAACTCAAGGGAAACGGTGCGCCGCCAGACGCTGCATCAGTTTGTAAGCGACGGTCTTGCCCTATACAACCCTGACAAGCCAGATCGTGCAGTCAATAGTGGTAAAACCGTTTATCAGGTGGAGCAGAGCGCGTTTAACCTGCTCAAGCAATTCGGTACACCCGAATGGGCAGATCTGTTGAAGCAGTACCTAGACCAACGGCAGACGTTGGTAGCGCGTTATGCTAAAGCCAGAGAGCTACAAATGGTTCCCGTTCAAATTGATGCAGATACATCCATCAATTTGACCCCTGGCGATCACAGCGAACTCATCAAGGCAATTATTGAGGTGTTTGCGCCACACTTTGCGCCCAATTCGACATTGGTTTATGTGGGCGATACTGGCAACAAGTACGGCGTTTTTAAAAAGGATTTGCTCGCAGAATTGGGTGTGGTTGTGAATTCACACGGTAAGATGCCTGATGTCGTGCTGTATTTCACTGAAAAAAAATGGCTGCTACTGATTGAGTCTGTCACCAGTCACGGTCCCGTGGATGGCAAGCGTCATGATGAGTTGGCCAGCTTGTTCAAGGATTCAAAAGTCGGGTTGGTGTATGTCACTGCCTTTCCAGACAGGGCAATCATGCGCAAATACTTGGCAGACATTGCGTGGGAAACTGAGGTATGGGTTGCCGATGCGCCGACTCATCTGATTCATTTTAACGGTGTCCGGTTTTTAGGACCTTATACTTAAGACAAGCCCGCTATCTAGCGGGCTTTTTTCACTCATACAAATGCGGATGTCGTCGTCGATCCTCTTCCAGAATTAACTGGTTAATAGTCGGGCTGAGCGAGCCTTTTTCATTACCGGTCAGTCGTTGCATGGCTTCCCATGCTTCTTTAGAAAAATACACATAGACGCGGCGGTCTGGACGTAGCTGAAGTGTGTTTGATTGGGGGTCGGTCATCGAGTGACTCTCCTAAGCAGCGTGGCTTGGTTGGGTAAAAACATCATATCGCATAACACCAGCAGGCGCACCTGCTGGCCTCCTGATTAGCCTAAACAATCAATGATGGTGTGGTTAATCACCGTGCTGGCATCATTGAGATCCAGCAAGGCTTGTAGATCTTCATCCGATAAATGCTTAAGCAATGGCTCGGTGATCCGGCGGTTCAATTCGACTGCGATGGGATCATGCCAGCAGATGTTGCTGCGGGCGGCGCGAATCAAAACATCGTTGTCACCAATGGTGGTTTTATCCATTGCGGTGGTGATGGTGGCGACTGGGTTAAACATGGTCTTGCTCCTGTTGGCTGTTGCGCTTGGCCAGCCAGCCTGCGCTGGCTGGCGCTTGTTTAGTCCGGCATGTGGTGCTTAATGGTTTCAGCCACACCGAGTAAATCGGTGATCTCAAAAACGTCGCATTCAAGGCCATTTAAACCTTCGATGATCAGGTCGCAAGCGTCGTCGAGCATGCTGAGTTGTTCATTTACCTCGTCCATTGCGGACTTGGTGGCGGTGATGGCAGCTTTGAGCTTGTTGCGTAAATCCTCACCTGCTTCAAACCCAAGGTCGAAATGGCAGTCGACGTTGGTCAGTGCGGCGTAGGCTTTTTTAAGCTGCGCGTGGCGATAAATAATATCCATTTTAAAGCTCCTTAAGCGTCTAGGCTTATTAAGGTTGGGTTTTACAGCGTGGGGTTATTCCCTTGCTGTGGCTGTATATTCGCTCCATTTAATAATCGTAGCAAGTCTATTTTAATTATTATAATCTGACAGCGTATAATGTAAGCGGTCGGTATTTTTCATAATAAATAGACTTGCTAGTAAATCAGAATAGAGCGAATATAAACACACGGAAGGCAATAACGCCAACCGACTTAATAAGCCATGATGCTTAAGGATTTTGAAATGATTTTAGAATTAACCCTCGACATCGCCAACGCTTTTGACGAAATCGCCAAAACCGAAAAAGGCCAACGCGCTTTGGATCGCGCTTCCGACTGCATCGACAACTGGTCAGATCTGGCTGCCGAAGAATTGAACCGCCGGATGGTGAAAAGTATTTTTACCAAACTGAGCGACGAGGATTTGATGACCATCATGTTAAGCGGTAACGGTGGCGAATATGAAATCGACCTGAACCGACTGGCTTGGGAAGCGGTTAAAAAGGCCAGAAAAATCTAAGCCAACTGAGTGAACGAACCCGCTAAATTTAGCGGGTTTTTTTGTGGCTATTTGCGCGCGTGTGCGCGTGTGTGGCGTTATTGGGACTGGGTGCTGGGTTTGCTCGACTGGCGTAAAACCGCGCCACACGCGCCATAAAAAACGCCAGCTGGTGGTCGGCTGGCGTTGGCTTGTTGGGCTTGGGTTTAGCGGCGTGGCTTGGCGTTTTGTCCTGCTAGGTAGGCGGCTTCAAGGGCTGCCTTAACAGCCCATACTGCGACTTCTTGGAAGTCTTGGCCTGATTTTTGGGTGTCCAGCGTTTCAAAAAGTAGGTGGTCTTTTGCGATTTGGGCGAGCAGGGTTTGGGTGTTTTGGTCTTGCATGTGAATCATCCTTAAGCGTCATGGCTTGTTGGGGTGGCCAGCCAGTGGTTACTGGCTGGCGGTGGGTTTAGTTGGACTCGATGGCTTGCTTGATTTCGTCCGCTGTGGCGTAAAGGTCTGATAACTCGTAATCGTCATACTCGTCGAGTAATGCGATCAACGCGTCGGCAGCGTCGCCCAGTTTGGTTTTGCGGTCTTGCAAGTCTTCCAAGTCATCGTTTGCGGTGTGAATCGCGCGGCTGATTTGGTGGGCTAACTCATGGCCTTCCTCGAAGCTCAGGTCATGATTATTTTCGATCTCTTGCAAACCTTCGATTAGGTTTTCAAGGTTTTTGATGTTTTGAATGATTTCCATTTTAAAGCTCCTTAAGCGTCTAGGCTTATTCAGGTTGGGTTTTAACAGCGTGGGATTATTCCCTTGCTGTGGTTGTATATTCGCTCTATTCTGATTTACTAGCAAGTCTATTTATTATAATAAATTCCGACCGCTTATATTATACGCTGGCAGATTATAATGATTAAAATAGGCTTGCTACGATTATTAAAACGAGCGAATATAAACACACGGAAGGCAATAACGCCAACCGACTTAATAAGCC